TTTCTGGCATATGGGATGGAAGTATAGCCTTCTATGCAACCAACACAGGAACAGCATATACCGCTATTGCAGTACAAGAGTTGGATAGCACAAACTGGACAACTGCAGTTACTTCAGAAGCTGGTTCAAGTCCATCGGCTGAAGTATGGACTGCTAGAGTTCCAGTTGCTGGTCTAACTACATTAGTTGTAAAATCAGAAGCTGGTTTTGTTGGTAGCGTAGACCTTGTTGTTACAGCAGTTTCGAATACCAATGCCAGGTAATCCAAAATATCCAGCATTACCTTCTACAACAACTAAGAATTATACTCCTAGAAAGAAGAAGAAAAATGGCGGCAAAAAAAAGTAAACCAGTATGGGAAAAGGCACGTCCTAAATCTTTAGGCGCACCAAAGAAACTCACACCTGCACAAAAAGCTTCAGCTAAAGCTTCTGCTAAAGCTGCAGGTAGACCTTACCCAAATTTAGTTGATAATATGAAAGCTGCGAGGAAAAAGAAATAATGGCTAAGACTCCTGCATGGCAAAGAAAAGAAGGTAAGAGTCCTACAGGTGGACTTAATGCTAAAGGCCGCGCATCCGCAAAAGCTCAAGGTATGAATCTAAAGCCACCAGTTACCGCTAAGCAGGCAGCTAAGTCACCAAAGGCCGCAGCAAGAAGAAAATCTTTTTGCGCTAGGATGGAAGGAAATCCAGGACCAATGAAGGATGCAAAAGGAAGACCAACACGTAAAGCGTTGGCATTAAAGAAGTGGGACTGCTAACATGGCAAGACAAAGTAATTATGATAAATTATCAAGCTATAGAAAAAAAGTTGATTACTCTAGAAACTGGCGCAAGAATGAAAACTATGACAATCTTTGGCAAAGACTTATTAACCTTTATCGTGGTAGGCACTACCGTGGTTATTTACAAGGTGACAGACTCCTTGTTAACATTGCTTTTTCAACCATCAATACATTAGCTCCAGCTGTTTCTATTGGTCGCCCAAAGATTAACGTTAATGCACGTAGACCAGAAGACGGTGACAAAGCTGTAGTAACTGAATCTATCATTAACTATTGGTGGCAGCATTACGAATGCCAACCAGAGTTTCAGCGCGCAGTTAAAGACTATTTAATTATTGGTCATGGTTGGGTTAAGACTGGTTATCGTTTCGTTGAAGAAGCAAAACTCGATGATATTCAAGATACTGCTGATGAAGCTGCCGGCCCAGAAACTACTGATGATGTTGAATCTCAAATAATTATTAGAGAAGACCGTCCATTCTTAGAGCGCGTTGACCCATTTGATATGTATGTTGACGTTGATGCTGTAAGCATGAATGACATTCGTTGGATTGCACAACGTACTCGTCGTCCTTTAAAGGATGCAAAAGAAGATAAGCGTTATGATGCCGCCGCAAGAAAAGAATTAAGTCCATCTTCTTATCAAAAATATGGTGACATAACAGTAACTAATACTTATAATCCTACTAACCCAGATGAAGCATATTGCGACATTTATGAATATTATAATATTGATACTGGTGAGATGTGCGTGTTTGCAGACAGTGGAGACAAGTTCTTAATTAAACCAGTTAAGATGCCATACGCATTTGGTCATCCATTCTTTATGTTACGCAACTATGAAATCCCTGGATTCTTTTATCCAATGGGTGAACTAGAAGCAATTGAACCATTGCAGTACGAATTAAACGAAACTCGTACACAGATGATGAACCACAGAAAGCGTTACTCACGCAAGTGGTTGTTTAATGAATCAGCATTTGATGATGATGGTCGTCAAGCTTTGGCATCTGATGATGACAACGTAATCGTTCCTGTTAAGGGTAATGAGAATTTAAATAACGTTGTTGTTCCAATGCCGGCCTTGATTAACCCACCTGAATTTTATAATCAGTCAACTTTAATTCAAAATGACATTGACCGTGTGTCAGGCGTCTCAGAGTACCAGCGTGGTGCAATCCCAGAAACAACTAGAACTGCCCGCGAAGCATCAATCATTGCTGAAGCTGGTAATGCTAGAGTGGCTGAAAAGCTTGTGTCTATTGAAAATGCTATAGCTAGATGTGCTTCTAATCTTATAATGCTAGCTCAGCAGTATTTAACTGGTGAGCAGACTGTAAGAATAGTAGGAACAGAATCTGCTCCTATGTGGTTAACATTTGATAAAGATTATATATCTGGTGAGTTTGACTTTAATGTTGAGGCAGGTTCAACTGCCCCAAGAAACGAAGCTTTCCGCAGAGATATGGCACTTCAGATAGTTTCAGCAATGCAACCATTTGCTCAAGCTGGTCTAGTTAATTTAGAAAAGCTAGCTGAATATGTTTTAGCAACTGGATTTGGAGTAAAGAATGCAAGTTCATTCTTAAAGTCTCCAGAGCCACCACCAGCACCAGAAGCTCCACCAATGCCACCAGAAATGCAAGGTATGCCACCAGAGATGATGCAAGGTATGCCTCCGGGTATGGAAGGCATCCCACCAGAGATGATGCAAGGTATGCCACCACAGCTACCACCTGGCATGATACCTGGAGCACCAATTCAAGGACCTGCACCACAAGTTGGAGCAAATCCAGCAGCTGCTTTACAAGGATTGCCGCCTGAAATATTACAAGCATTATTGGCTGCACAACAATAGATTTACAGTAATGTAATAAACTATCTATATAATAGATAGATACACGGAACAACCAATTAGAAGGATGAGGATTCCAAATGAGTAATGAAGAAATAAATATTGCTAGTACAATTGACGACGAAACTAACCCCATTGCAAGTGGACAAGTTGGAGAAGAGGTTGAGGTACAAGCAGAAACTCCAGAACAAGAACAAGAATTATTCGACTATACAGAGATTGCCGACAAGGTCATCAAGCTCCAAGTAGATGGCGAAGAAGTAGTAGTTCCAGTAAAGGAGGCTCTAGCTGGGTATCAGCGTCAGGCGGATTATACCCGCAAGACACAAGAGCTCAGTGAGCAAAGAAAGCAAGTCCAGTACGCTAGTGCACTCCAGGAAGCCCTGCAAAGTGACCCAGCTGCTACCTTGCAGTTGTTGAATCAGCAATACGGTGTAGCTACCCAACCTCAAGAGGAAGAGTGGTTAGACCCAGCTGAACAGCAACTTCGACAGTTAGAGCAGCGCATTGCAGCTTTCGAGCAATCAAAAGCTATGGATGAGTTGACTAGAACTATCGATACATTGCAGAGCAAGTATGGTGAAGATTTTGATGCAGATGAAGTTGTAGCAAAAGCTTTAGCAACGGGTTCAACCGATTTAGAATCAATCTTTAAACAGATTACTTTTGATAAGGTTTACTCTAAGGCTTCGGAAGCTACTAAAAAGCTTTCAGAAGAACAGGCTAGGCTTCAGTCTAAGCGTTCAGCGGCAATAGTCTCTGGCGGCACTGCAGCAAAATCACCAGTCACCACACAAACTGCACAACCTAAATCAGTTTTCGAAGCATTTGAAAATGCTAAGAGAGCACTAAACCTCTAAACAAACAGGAGATATTAAAATGGCCGGAAATCCCGACTTTAATGCACTGTTGTCTACTACGCTGCAAAATTATCAGCCGACGTTGGTCGACAACATTTTCAAGGACCTTGTCCTTCTTAACCACCTCAACAGCAAGGGCAGAGTCCAAGTTGAAGAGGGTGGTACCTCAATCGTAGAGCCATTGATGTACGCAGTCAACAACACTGTTGGTTCGTACTCAGGGTATGATGCGATTGACCTCACCCCACAAGACGGAATCACAGCTGCTGAGTACCAGTGGAAGCAGATGGCTGCTTCTATCGCAATCAGCGGTATCGAAGAATCCAAGAACCGTGGCACCGAGGCAATCATCAAGCTTTTGAATGCAAAGATTATGCAGGCAGAAGAGTCACTCAAGTCAAGCCTTAACACCATGCTTTACAGCGATGGTACTGGCAACGGTAGCAAAGACTTTAACGGTCTTGGCAACATCGTAGCAACTGTGAATAACACGGTTGGTGGCATTGATGCATCGAGCAACACTTGGTGGAATCCATTCCAGGACGTATCAGCATCAACCTTGTCACAAGCTGACATGGGTAATGTTTACAACCAGATATCAAAGGGCAGCGATGTTCCTGACTTGATTCTTACAAACACTAACCTGTTTGAAAAGTACGAGTCATTGTTGACAGCAAACGTGCGTTACCAAGACGTTGCAAAAGCAAATGCTGGTTTCCAGAACTTGATGTTCAAGCAAACACCACTTGTGTTTGACCTTGCCATAGCAGCTGATGCAACTTCAGCACCAATGTACTTCCTTAACAGCAAGTACCTCAAGTTGACCGGCATGAACGGCCACTGGTTCAATACCACCGACTTCCAAAACGGAACTGTAGCAGGCGTTGACGCCCGTTACGCTCTCGTAATGGCTTATGGTGAATTGACCTGTTCAAACCGTGCACGTCAAGGCTACTTGTTAGCTGACGCTTAATAAGCAAAAGATGTAGTTGGTACTGGGAGTTGAAAGGTTGCCATCCTTCGGGTGACTCTCCCAGTGCCAGCTATTTAATAAAAAAAACAAACAAACAACAATTTCAATCAACATGATTGATTAGAGAGAATAGGTAATAATCATGGCAACAACAAATAAATTCATAGTTCCAAGAGTAGTAACACTTCCATCGGACGTATCAGTAGCAGCAACAAACACCCCAATAACAGGCTTGTCCTTTTATGTAGCAGCTGGAGAAACCTACAAGTTTAAGTTTATTGTATCTTACACTTGTGGTGCAACAACTGCGGGTTCAGCTTGGGCCGTTAACGGTCCTGCAGCAACTCAAATTGCTTACCAGGTAACTCAAGCTACATCAGCTTCATCAACTTTGGTAACAACTTCAGTTGGTGTAATTGGTGCAGCATCAAGCCCAGGTACTGGTAATGCGTTAGCAACAGCTGGAAACATTGCAATTCTTGAGGGTGTAGTTACACCTTCAGCAGATGGTACTTTGATTGTTAACGGTATCAAAGATGCAGACAGCACAATTACAGTTAACGCACTTTACTCATCTTGTGAGTGGAGTCGCATTGACTGGCCAGCACAGCCATAATTTAGCTGACTAGGGTGTGCCGCCAGGGGTGTATTCCTCTGGCGGCATATCTTTAATAACACTAAGTAATTGAAAGAGAATAATATGAAAAAAAAGAAAAAGAATACAAATTATTCCCAAATGCTTTCCTCTAAAAAAGGAAGTATGCAAGAAGTTTCTGGTCGCAAAAAAGAAGCAAGACCAAAAAAAACTGATAAATAAATAAATATTTTACGAGGGAGTAATAATGACAAAAGAATTCGCATATAAAATACACACACCAGTAGGAGCCGAGAGATACGGCAACATGCCTGGTATTGAACCAGCAAATATTATGGTAGGTTTTGTTAATGCAACTGTAGAACTAGCTCCACCATCTGGTGTTGAGTATGTTCCACCAATTCCAACTTGCATACATGTTAATCCAAAAACAGAAATGCGTTGTAGAGCTCCGCAAGCAAAGAAGACTGAATATTGCATTGGTCATTTAAATCAACAAGCTAAGAAGTCTAAAGAATAGGATTATTAAATGGCTATACCTTTTCAAAATGCAAACCTAACACTTGCACAGATGCGCAGTTTTGTTGCGCAATTATCTGACTTAGAAATCGGTACAACTGAAAACGTTGATATTCAACTTGACTTGATTAACGGTTTTATTAAAGAAGGTTTTCAAAAAGTTGTAGCCCTCAGTGTTCGTTGGCCGTATTATCAAACAACTTATGGTATTGCTGTTCTTGAAGATGTTAGAGCTTACATAGGTTTTACTCAACTCCAACCAACTCCAATTGGTAGTCAATCAAAAGCTATTACTGATATAGCTCAGATAATATCTGTAGTAAATAGTGACTCAGCATATTCTGGAAATGCATTAATATACATTGACCAAGCTAGAGCAGAATCTCTTTGGGTTGGAACTAATGACCAGCCAGGCCCTCCAGCATATTATTCTGTTTGGGCTAACCAATTAAACATTTGGCCACTACCTGATAATAACTATTCATTTACTATTAGAGGATATCGCAACCCATCACTGGCTTGGTTGTCTGATGATAACGCAGCAATTGACATTTCGCCGCAACTACAACTTCCTTTAGTTAATTATGTTATGGCTCGTGTGTTTCAGTATCAAGAAGATAATGAGATGGCTAACGCATACATGCGTAACTTTGAACAAGGTATAGCTGTATTAGAAAATAATCTTACTGCTCCAAATAGCAATCGTCAACTAATCATGAGTGGTGGCTTAGTCCTCAATGGACCACAGAACTCCGCATACGGTTGGTCAGATGGTCCAGGAATTCAAGTGATGCCAGGTAGCCCTAACCCTATAGCATTTGGTTGGTAATCAAATGGCACAAATTCTTTTTGACCAACTAAGAGACTTTACTGGTGGCGTTAACTTTCGTGCTGACCAATTTCAATTAGCAGGAAACGAATCACCATTTATATTAAATCTTGACGTTGACCCACGTGGTGGTATCTTCTCACGTGCCGGCTATAAAAAGAAAAACACAACTGCTGTATCGGGAACTTGGAATCCAAAAGGCTTATTTAACTATAAGCATTCTACAATTCCATCAATCATGCTTACTACTGGACTTACCGATGGCGCTACTCCATCAAATGGAAGAGTATATTATTCAACTGGAAATAACTTTACTACACTAAACACTAGCTCAATTGCAGCTATGAATGTTTTATCAACAAATGGCGCAAGCATGACACAGTGGCAAGATACGCTATATATGGCCGTTGGTAAAGACTCATCCAATATGTATAAGTGGATACAGGGTGATACATACGTAACTTCCCTAACTGCATCAAGCCCAACATGGCAGCCATATCAGATACCAGTTGGTGGTTATATGCCTCGCGCAGAACTAACAATTGCTCATGCTAATAAATTATTCGTAGCTAATACAAAAGAATATAATAATGATGCTACTCCAGCATTGGTTGATTATCCAAATAGAGTTCGTTGGTCACACGAAAACTCTCCAGAGAACTGGTATCAACAAGACTACATAGATATTATTGCAGGTGGAGAAGGTATACGTGGGCTTGTAGTAGTTGATGGTCAGCTGTTAATCTTTAAACCTAAAGCTATTTATTTGCTTATGGGCTATGACGCGGACTCATTCCAGTTAGTAGAGCTTACAACTGTATTGGGCATTGATTATCCTCAGCAAGTTGTTGCTGGCAATGGTGGAGCATACTTCTTTGACTATCCTGGTGGCTTGTTCTTTTATGACCGCAATGGAATTCAATCTTTGTTTGACCGCCTAAAACCAATTATTGATACCAATAGAATAAATGCTAATAGACTATTTGATATAACTTTATCTTTTATTAATGATAGAGTGTGGATGTCAGCACCGTTTGACTTATATGATGTTGGTTCAAATCCTGATTATCCTAATATGAATTTTATATTTGACCCATCAATTGGTAGACAAGGTGCATTTACTTTATATCAATCTGCAACATATGCAAATGCTGCAACACCTTCTGCTATACTAGGATATGGTTTAGTATCTGGTTGTGACTGGCAAGATAGCAATGATGAAGTTTGGCACTTAATGGTCATGCCTGATGAAAACTTTGCTCATGTTATGTATGTAGATGAATTTGATTATTCAGCAAACATTCCTACCAATGTTACTGATGATATTTTAGAAGGTGATGATTTAGGAGACTTTGAAACTTATTATAAAACATCATGGTTCTATGATGATAGATATGTACAGGATAAAACATTTGTTAATAGCCTGTATGTTGTTAAGGCTGTAACTGACCCAACGCAAATAAAAGTTAATGTGTATCATAATTTTAATACAAAAAATTTAATAACAAACCATACCATATTCCTTGACCCAGTTATCTCAGGTGGAATATATTCTCAAGACCAATCTGGTGGAGTTTATGGAACTGCAGTTTATGGAGAAAATGTTCTTAAAGAAGGCATTCAAGTTGGCGGAAGACTTAAAAGAGCAAAAGCGGTTCAACTAGAATTTGTTGGACCAACCGGAGAAATCTCATCTACCACCGGTCGTGAGTGGGGATTAAATTCAATAGCATTTAAATACAAGAGAAGACAAATTAGGAGTAATAGCTAATGGCACAATTAACCATACCTCATACATTTAGTACGGGTGACACAATTTCTGCAATAGAAAATAACGAAAACAATACAGCAATAAAAACATTTGC